GGCCACAAGGTATCCGAGGGCAAGGCGCAAATTGATCAAGCCATTGAAGCCGGTACAATTTTGGTGAAAAATGCAAGGCCGGGTGGACGTTTAACTGTTGAGATCAAGGGCGACATGGCAAAAAGTAAAAACAAGGATGCAAAATGACTAAATCAGATGCTGAACTAATTGATTATGTAGTGAACTATGTAATGCGGGAGCACGATATGGAGGGATACAGTGCTCGGGTTTACGACATGGATATTAGTGGAATTTGGAGTTCATTTAGGGGCAAAGGGAGCATCCGATTTGAGGGTTTAAAGGATATGGATTTGCATGAGTTGTGGGGTTTTATTGACTATAACTATATACCGAGCGATGGGGCAACCCTCGAAATACTCGGTTATGCAGTGTATCTGTCATTGTTTGAGATTCGGACTAACTCTTGGGAGGATGGCGTGGACTGGCGGGATTATGACGCTATGATGGCGTTTGAGCGAATGTTTATTGACCTTCGTACAAATTGGGATAGCTCAAAGAGTACGCTTGGTGAGCATCTTTTGGCCAATTGGGCTATGGTTAGGTTGATCAAAGATTGCGACTCGAGGCTTTTGGGTAGGTTTTATACAGTTCCAGTAAAGCGTACCGTGGAGATCAAGGGCGACATGGCAAAAAGTAAAAACAAGGAGGAAAAATAATGAAAAACTGGCCTGGATTTTGGGATAGCGACACCCACGAATTAAAACAAATTGCTCAAGAAACGGGCGTGGCTGTTGATAAGTTTCAAGACATATACGAGGCAATGTACCCGAATATACACAAATGGGCATGGTACCATCAAACGCTCAAAGATTTAAGAGAGTTACGAGAGCCCAAACCCACCGCGTATGATATAGCGCATGGTTTAAAAACTACCGAGGACTTACAGAGTTACGACGACTTACAAGCTGAGATAGACAAACTTCAAGCTGAGCTGGACGACTTGTGTCCTCGTTTTGAGTTTTGTACGGGGTATAATACTATAAGTGGCCAGAAGTATTGGACTAGCGGAGTCCGAGTGTTGACCGTTGAGACGCCCAACTGGTTAAAAAACGTAAACGACGTACCCCCTTGGTACGTGTGTATTTTACGAGTTTTATGCTCGTTTAATCGGTATTTGCTAGAGGAAAGCGGATATGCCCCCGGTGTTGCAATCCCTGTGGAGTGGGAAGAGCCACGTAGATGGTGGAAGTTTTGGGACTATAGCGTTGAGCCGCACGAACCGTGGAGCCCCCCAAACTACGTAAACCGCCTTATAATCGCTTTTAGAACTTATTTAGAGTACCAAGGCATACAGTACCGCCCGTATCTTGACGACGAACACGCGCGTCATTTTAGATTACCCCCAAAAGAGTGCGAGTATAAGGCTAATGTTTAATTGACAAGGGCGACATGGCAAAAAGTAAAAACAAGGAGGAAAAATAATGATAGATAAAAACAGTACAAAGGAAGAAGTTTTAGAAGCGATAATTCGGGATTGTGATGAGTTGAAGTTTGCAAGTGATGAATTGCGGGCTGATCGGGAGTTTATGCTGGAAGTGTTTGAGCAGACCCCCTTGGCGTTTTTGCACGCAAGTGATAAATTGAAGGCTGATCGAGGGTTTATAATGGAAGCGGTGAAACTGGATGGCTTTGTGGCGTTGTTGTATGCAAGTGATAAATTGAAGGCTGATCGGGGGGTTGTGGTTGCAGCGGTGACGCAAGATAGCCGGGCGTTGGAGTGTGCAAGTAAGGAACTGCAAGCTGAATTGAGCTAAGGGGCGACATGGCAAAAAGTAAAAACAAGGAGACAAAATAATGAATAAACAACACATGGTTACATTTAGAACAGAAGAAGTAGTGGCACGACTATTTAAGGCGTATTGTAAAGACAAAGGCGTGACGGTCACATGGGCTTTGTCAGCATTCATGGCTATGGTAGTGTCCCAAGTTTATGAAGCCGACACAGAGATTGACACAATCTTGGCGAAAAAGATAGCCGGTTCGACTTGCTACCAGCAGGAATTTATGTTACTAATTAGAGACTTAATGGGACACGTGATAACAAAATTGGAGAAAAACAATGAAAGTAGATAACTTAGTTTTTTGGATGGAAACCTGATGGGAAGGTTGTTTGGTGGTTGGGGGTTTAACGATTTACTTTCGCCACCGCAAACACCAAGCCCAACAGCGTCGGTGAGATCGAATACGAGCGAAAAATCCGCTCCGGTAAAAATAAATAATCAAGTTATTTATGTCACGCAAGACTTACAAAAAGCTGTTAGTGATGGGGCTGACCGTGTTCGCAGTAACTGGCTTACTGCATTAAATCTTAAGAAGGAGCTGATTTTAAACCCAGACGTTTTAATTCCGCTTTTAAATCATGCAAAACTTTATTGGCATGATTGGCTCAACCGACAAAGGTGCGAGATTAGTGCGTCCGAGCGCATTGAAAAGATTTTTATAAATAATAAAAATCTTTCAAAAGAGGAAAGCGACTGGGTAGCAGAAACTATAGTCGATTACAAACGCATGGTTAAATGCGCTTTGGCTCAAAATGCTCCGAGACCGATTACTCCGCCCCCGTCGATCATTTCTTTGCCTCTAAATAAAAAATGCCCATATAACATATTGTAAAAAGCCTTTACTATTTAACTATTATAAAACGCTTTACAAAACCCATAACAATAATTTATAGTTAGATTACTTTATCAATATCAATACTAAATCAGGAGAACAGCCAATGACCCGATTACAGCCGAGTGCTGCATTACTAAAAATTGCAAAAGTTTTTTATGACAATGGACTTGTAACCATGCCGCTTAAGGGCAAGGTACCCATGGTGAAAAACTGGACGAAGCTAGAGCTACCAGAGGCCTTTGACCCAAACTACTACACAACCAGCTCAGCGGGCTGGGTGATTCGTGAGCCGTATATGGTTATCGATGTGGACGTGCGACCAGAAATTAATGGAATGGTTGGCCTACAACGGCTAACTGACGACCTTGGGTTTGATTTTATGTCTAATGCGGGCGTTATGGTGCGAACACCGACTGGGGGCTTACATTTGTACTACAAAATCTTCCAGAGCGGCGTGAGCTACAAGAAAAACTTGGCAGCTTACGAAGGGTTGGACTTTTTGAGAGGCAGCCACCAAGTATTGATACCCCATAGCGAAACGGAGGCGGGTACGTACCAACTAGACGGCGGCGAAAATAAATTCTCAAACATTGTCGAGATACCGGAAGGATTACATTTGTTATTAATGCAAAAAGAAGCCGAAGCCTGTGTGGGCACTGGTTATTTTACGGACAATAAAACGGACAAGCTGCTGTTGACAGGCTACATTAAACAGTTTGGTGTTGTTGGTGAGGGCGAGCGTAACAATGCGTTGTATAAAATGGCTTGTCGAGGCTACGATCTGGGGTTGTCGCCCGAAGTGGTATTAGGTATTGTGGCAGACGCAAATTGTTTTGCGCCTCCGTTGTGCACTAAAGAGCTGGCCACCACGCTTGTAAGCGCATTGAGCACTCGGCAAAATGAGATAGGTTCCCATGCTGTTGAGGAAGCACTGAAAGCCCTGGGCCCCATAGATACTGGCTGTTCTCCGGGCCAAGGGCTTAATGACGTGCTTCCCCAAGAGCAAGCGGACGCTCAGTTTGATGAAGTGTGCCCGTGGCACGATAAACTACACAAAACCAAACACGGCACCGTGAGTGCTCAGAATTTTTGTGTCCGAAACTGTGCCATATTTTTAAAAAATATGAAAGAGTTTAAAGGTAAGCTAGGGTATAATGAGTGGAGCCGAGAGACCGTGTGGCTAGAACCATGTAGTTGGCATGCATTTGATAAAAAGGACTGTATGCCCAATGGTATTGCGGTGACGGATGACGATTTACTATCTATTAAAACGTTGTTTAACGACATGGAGTTTGACCCGTTGGTTAACCAGATATACCAAGCGGCTCGGACTGTTGGATTTGAAAAGAGTTTCCACCCGGTCAAGAAGTGGTTTAGTGAGTTGCCGGCGTGGGACGGCGTGGAGCGGGTACGTGGGTTGTTCCCAAAATACTGCAACGCTGATGATACTGCGTTTAATCGAGAGGTGGGCGAGGTGTTGATGTGTGCGATTGTAAAACGGATTTATGAGCCGGGGTGCAAGTACGATCACATGGTTGTGTTGGTTGGGCCGGAGGAGCAAGGCAAGTCAACAGCAATTAAGGCTTTGTCGGTGTTTAATAGTTGGTTCACGGATTCGCTGGGAGATATTAACAAGACGGGTGATGCCATTCAGCAGATCAAGGGTAAGTTAATCGTGGAGGATTCAGAGCTTAATGCGTTTATGAGCCGGTCCAATACGGTGGCGAGTGTTAAGGCGTTTATATCTCGGGAGGTTGACCGAGCGCGACTGGCGTATGCGAAGTTGACCGAGGACGTACCACGCCAGTGTGTGTTTATGGGCACGACAAACGAACACCAATTCTTGAATAGTGTTACGGGTAACCGTCGGATATGGCCGGTTGAGGTGTACGACATTGACGTACCAACGCTTACCAACGACTTACCGCAGTTGTATGCTGAGGCCTTGCTTGTTTACAAAAAGCGGTACGCTGGGTTAAAGAATGGGTTGGTGTTGCAATCGGCAGAAGCGATTGAGCAGGCCAAGAAAGCTCAAACTAGCCGAATTGAAGTGGACGAACTTGAAAGAGTTATCCAAGAGTGGTTAAATAAAGGCGTGAGAGACGGGTTCCAGTTAAGTGATGTATGGGATGGTTTAGGTCGAGACATAATACACCTAAGCATCAAGGAACAAAAGCGTCTTGAGCGTGCGTTGTTAAAGTTGCAGTATAAACGCAGTGATAATGGGTTTGTGAAAGTTGGAGGTAAAAAATGATTGATGAAAACAGTACAAAGCATGAAATTATGGAAGCGGTGAGGGCGAGTGGGCTGTTGTTGCGTTATGCAGCTGATGACCTTAGGGCTGACCCTGAGGTGGTTTTGGAGGCGTTGAGGAGTGATGTTGATGCTTTTGAACACGTAAGCATGGGATTGAGAATTGAAATAGTGCAATGTTGGGCAAATGCGATTGAACAGGAGGTAAAAAATGATTGATAAAAATAGTACAAAGGAAGAAGTGTTGGAAGCGGTGAATAATATTGGAAGTTTGTTAAAGTATGCAAGTGAGAAATTGCGTAATGATAAAGAGGTTGTGCTTGCAGCGGTGAGGCAAGATGGGCTTGCGTTGGAGTATGCGAGTAAGGAATTGAAGGGTGATCGTGACGTGGTGCTGGCAGCGGTGTGGCAAGATGCGTATGCTTTGTCGCGTGCGAGTGATGAAGTAATAGCGGAAATGGGACGGTGTTTGGCAGAGCACATGGCGAAGTATCCGGAGCGTGAAATAATAGAGGAAATGGTACGATGTTGGGAATATAGTATGGAATATGACGATCAAGATGACGCAACAGATCACGAAGTTTTGTTTAGCTGGAGGAAAAAATGATTACTAGTAGAGGCGTATTTAGCATATACCGCCATAGAAAAGACTGTGTTTTGGCGTTTTTGGAGCAGGATGGGGAGCTGTTGGAGTATGCGAGCGATGAATTGAAGGGCGATCGTGATGTAGTGACGGCAGCGGTTCAACAGAATGGGAGAGCGTTGGAGCACGCGAGTGATGCATTGAGGGCTGATCGTGAGGTGGTGATGGAAGCGGTGGCGCAGGATGGCTATGCGTTGCGGTTTGCGAGTGATGCATTGAGGGCTGATCGTGAGGTGGTGATGGAAGCGGTGAGGCAGAGTGGTGGTGCGTTAGAATTTGCGAGTGAGGCATTAAAGCGCAATCGTGAGATGGTGCTGGAAGCGGTGAAGCGGTATGGTCATGCGTTGGGGGATGCGAGTGAGGAATTGAAGGGTGATCGTGAGGTTGTTCTGGCAGCGGTTAAGCGGAGCGGAGGGGCGTTGGAGTATGCAAGTGCTGAATTGCAGGGTAATCGTGAGTTCATCTTGGCAGCGCTTCAACAGAATGGGAGAGCGTTGGAATGTGTTAGTGAGGAATTGCGAATTGAAATAGTGCAATGTTGGGCAAATGCGATTGAACAGGAGGTAAAAAATGATTGATATGATAACTTATTGGCAAGTGGTGTTATTTAGTATGGTGTATTGGGGTTCGTTGATAGGGGCCTTGTTTTTTGTTTGTTTCGGTCCAAACCTAGACGAAAACGATCGGACTTTAGGCGGAGTATGCTACAACGTTTTAATACGGATATTACTGGCGGCTGTTGCGTTAGTAGTGTGGTACTACGTGTTCACGTTTATATTCTTTTTATTCTTTGAAACTTTGGGAGCGTTGTGATGAGTGACGATATAAGAGGCCATAACGTCGGAGCGTCGGACTATTCAAAATATAAAATACAACCATGGGACATTTGGCTTGAGTACAATTTAAACCCATGGGACGCTGATATTGTTAAACGTGTATTACGCACCAAGCCGGGTGAGCGACGACTGGATTATGAAAAAATTATCCATGTGTGTCAGGAACGTATCCGGCAAATAGATAACACGAGAATACAAGTAGCGGAGTAGAAAGAAAATGATTGATAAATACAGTACAAAGGCAGAGGTGTTGGAAGCGGTGAAGCAGGATGGGCGTGAGTTGCAATATGCGAGTAAGGAATTGCGGAATGATCGGGATGTGGTGATGGCAGCGGTTAAGGAGAGTTGGTGGGCAATGTGCGATGCGAGTGATGAATTAAAAAATGATCGGCATGTCGTGTTAGAAGTGGTGAAGCAATGGGGCGGTGCGTTGCGGAATGCAAGTGATGAATTGCGTAATGATCGTGAAGTAGTGATGGCAGCGGTAAAGCAAGATGGGTATGCGTTGGGGTATGCCTCTGATGAATTACGCAATGATAAAGAAGTAGTCTTGGCTGCTGTGAATAGTTATGCGTTGGCGTTGGAGTATGCAAGTTTGGCATTGCAAGACGATAAAGATGTGGTACTGGCTGCGGTTAAGGAGAATTGGGGTGCGTTGGAGTATGCGAGTGATGAATTGAAGGGTGATCGTGATGTGGTACTGGCAGCGGTGCGTCAGGAGGGGTGGGGGGCGTTGAGGTATGCAAGTGAGGAGTTAAAAAATGACCCATCGGTAGCGTTTGAGGCTATGAAAAATAATCTTCACGCCTGTAGGCTGTTCGGCCAAGAGTTAGTCGAGGATATACTAACAGCTCTAGATAGCGATAATCACGGAATTGGCGAGGATAACGTGATGCCGCCAGCTTGGGAACAAGCATTAAACGACCACGGCTGGATGATGGAGTGAGTTCGATAATGATTAATGAGAACAGTACAAAGGCAGAAGTGTTGGAAACGGTTAAGCAAGATGGGCGTGCGTTAAAGTATGCGAGTGAGGCATTGCGTGCTGATCGGGATGTGGTGATGGAAGCGGTAAAGCAAGATGGATATGCGTTGGAGTATGCGAGCCATGAATTGAAGAACGATCGTGATGTTGTCATGGCGGCGGTGAAGCAATGGGGGGGTGCGTTGCAGGATGCAAGTAATGAGTTGCGTGGCGATAAAGAAGTTGTAATGGAAGCGGTGAGGGCGAATAGCTTTGCGTTGGAGTTTGCGAGTGAGGAATTACGCAATGACAAAGAGGTGGTGCTGGCAGCGGTTGGTTACAATGGGAATCTCTTGAGGAGTGGGCGTGCGTTGAAATATGCGAGTGAGGAATTGAGGAATGATATAGATGTGGTTAGGGCAGCTTTGAGTAAGTCTTGGACCGCAGTTAACTATGCAAGTAGGCAAATCCAACGTAACATTATCCAAGATTGGCTAGGAATTAAAGAGTAAAAAATGATTGATAAAAACAGTACAAAAGAAGAGGTTTTAGAAGCTGTACCCGCTGAGGGTTTGGCATGAATATACGCACTTTTTCACACATATTAAAGGATGCCCCTTTCATTAGTTTTGGGGAGGAGGACGCACGCAGCTTTCTTGAGTATTTGTACAATTCGATAAAAGACCCAGATATTAAAAGGGATTTGGCATTATTGTATGGTGCATTGACATCTAAGCCGGCGGTTAAAAGTAATATTAAGAGGAATAAAAGGAGAAAAGGAAAACCTAAACATTATCGGGCCTTAAAAGTTAAATATTTGGGAAACAGTGTCAGGATTAAACTTATTGATGAGCAATTTGGTGAGTCAAAAATAATCGATTACTGCGATCAGGGGGGCAATATGCTGTGTCAAGCCATTAAGTTTTTGTTAAGCAACGGGTTTAATGTTGTCGGCCATGGGGAGATGAAAGACTGCTATATTATATTTTGCGATAATTGGGGGGATGAATGTGTGACATTAAAAAGCATTAAATAGGAGTAAAAAATGATTAAACCAACCCTAACTTATGATCCAATAACGCAAGAGTATTTTTATGCTTGCAGTCGAGAAGAAAAAGACATACCGAAACAGTGCCGGATGAAGTGGTCAGCTGGAAACACAGCTTGGAAAACTAAAGACTGGGCGTTGGCCATGAGAGCCGCAGAGCTTTCAGGTATAGGGACTGCCATGTTTAAGGACAAACTAATTAAGCCACCCGCTCGACTAACCCTCCCAGATTTTTTATACGACTACCAGAAGGAAGGCATCCAAACGATCGTGGCCAATAAGAATTTATTGTTGGCCGACGAGCAAGGGCTAGGCAAAACGGTACAAACCATTGAGGCCTTGCGGTACATAGACGCTCGACGCATTTTAGTATTGTGTCCGGCTTCACTAAAGTATATGTGGCAGGAACAATTTGACCAATGGTCGGATAACCTACTCACCCAAGTGGTTACGAATGGCAAGACACAAATTCTATTTACTAACAATGTCATCATTGCTAACTACGACTTGGTGTCTAAACGGTATATCTACGAGCAGCTACGCGCATGGGCTCCCGATATGGTGGTCTATGATGAAGCGCATTACCTTAAAAACCCCACGTCCAAACGGGCCAAAGCGTCGTTTCTACTTGGAGCTAGAGCCGACCGGCGACTCATGCTCACTGGTACCCCAATGCTTAATCGGCCTATTGAGCTGTATAGCATACTTCGGTTTTTGAAACGAGAAGCGGTTGAGCCATACGACAATTATAAAAAGTACGGCTATAAATTTTGTAACGGTAAAGAAGGCCCATTTGGTTTTGATGTTAAGGGAGCCAGTTGTACCGACGAGTTGAACTACAGACTCAAACGCACCGTCATGTTGCGACGACTAAAGGCCGATGTGCTTACAGATCTACCGAGCAAGACGATGCAGATTATTCCTATGGAGCAAACCAAGGACACTAAAAAGATAATCAAGCAGGAAGGATTGTTTGACGTGAATAAGATTTTAGAGAAGCCCGACGCCAACCTTATTGGCGAGATGGCTACTATCCGTCGAGAGCTTGGAGAAGCTAAGTTGCCACAGAGCATTAGTTACATTAAAGATGTAATGGCGAGTGGCGTTGAAAAGGTTGTGGTGTTTGCGTACCACAAGGCAGTATGCGAGGGGCTGTACGAAGCGTTTAAAGAGGACGGAGCAGTGCTAGTCTATGGCGGTACTACTTCAACAGATCGCCAACGCTACGTCGATCGGTTTCAAAAAGACGCAGACACCAAAGTCTTTATCGGCCAGATACAAGCTGCTGGCACTGGACTCACCTTAACTGCGGCCAGTCATGTAGTGTTTGTAGAGAACAGTTGGGTGCCCGGAGAGATGGACCAAGCAGTCGATCGCTGCCACCGCATTGGTCAGAACAATAAAGTAACGGCGCAAGTAT